ATCTGCTTCTGCGCAGCCTGTATGATTGTCTTTGACATGAGATTAAGCATCTTCACATCTGGCAGGGCAGTCATAGCAGGAGAGCGCCCCATAGTCTCGCCGGTTGCTTTCAAGAAGCGCGGCACGACATATGGCAGTTCTTCAAAACCACCCTCGCTAATAATCATCTCTGACTTTTTGCAGACATATACAGACATGAACGGCATGTTCAAATTGTCTGGCTTCGTCACATCTCTTTGGATGCGCGGCGAGACTGCGTGCAGAATCTCTACTTCATCGTCAGGCTTTTTCTCAAATGTCTTGCGAATAAAGTCACCGACATTGTCATAACCAAACCGCTCTACAGCCTGCGCAGCGCTGCTTTTATAAAGACGGTACACGGTGTTGACCATGCCATACTGGTCTTCAGACACATAGTATTCTGAGATGTGGCGCGTGCTGAAACGCAACTTGTCTTTGTCCATCTCACAGAACATGCAGGCTGTGCCAAACACAACGAGATCAACATATGCCTCATGCACCTCTGTCTCAAAGTTCGACCTTTGAAACGCTTGCATCATCCGCATACTGGTATCTTGCAGCCACTCACGCACATCATCATCGCGGTTCAACGCTTCGTTTTTAATGTCTAAGTGAAACCACGGAGATGCACCGCTGGTCAGCATGCCGTGCAGAAAAGCAGCCATGAGGTCTATGGCTTGCAGCGCTGTGCCATCATAGCTCAACTCCATGCGCTTTTCGCCGCGAGAGCGTTTCTTCACAACGTCTGCTTTGCGCGGCAGCATGTAGTCGGCAAGTTCCTGATAGTGCGTGTCCCAATTGTCACGCTTGTACTTCAGGCTATTGTAGCGTTTGATTAGAGGCGCTGCTTCTTTTGCCATGTCTAACTCATCAAGGTTGGGGTGCCGCCAGTTTGTCCTGTTTGCTCACCAAGCGCACCCGCAACAATGGTTGAGCCACGCCCACGACGACGCTGACGCTCTTCTCGTTCAGCCTCTTCAGCCATGCTACGCGCCCTGCCAATATCAGGTTTAGGCGGCACAGGCGGCGGTGGTGGCGGTGCAGGAAACTTTGGTGTCAAAAAACTCATGGCTTACTCCTAATCGTAAAGAACGCCCCCGCCCTCAAGAAGGGTGCCAGCAGCACCAGGTTTCTTTGAGCGCGTATCTCGCCTGCGTCCACGCAAACCGCCATCATCTGGCACCACCTCTGGTGTTACCTCTGGTGTGACAGCAGGTGTTGTGCCGCGACGATCTTCTTTGTCCATACCAGTGATTGTATCAACAAGCTCTGTGCCGACCTTCTTCACCGGCTTCTCAACAACCTCTTCAAAAGCCTCGCCTGCAAGTTTGATGGCATCTTCTGCAATGTTTGTAATCTCTTTGCCAACCTTTTTAACCGGCCTCTCAAGCGGCTCGACCACATCCTTAGCTGTCTCGACAATGGTTTTGCTTGCTTCCAGTACAGGTTGAGATGCAACCTCTACGGCCTTTGTTGCTGCCTTCAATGGTGTTTCAGCCACATTGATTGCAACCGCAGGTGCTTTAACAACCTCTTTAACCACTTCAGTCACTGGCTCAGCAACAGTATCAGCAACTTTTTTTAACGGCTTTAAAACAGGCGCTACTACGGGTGCCATGGCTATCTCCTAAATCTGGAAAGGATTGTACTCACTAAGCGCAGTTTGCTGTGAAGGGCGTCCAACACTTGCCCTGTTTTCCAGCCCAACAGCCAGATACCTAAACGCATCCGCACAATGAGATGTGTAATCATGCCTCGGATGATCGCGAAATACTTTTCTTTTATCGTCCCAATCCTGACGATACTGTCTGAGCATTTCCAATCCATCCGCGCACCTGTCTCTGTCAAAGCAACATTTAGGTATCAACAGCCTAGCTGCATTGATGCCATCGGCAACTTTCATTTTCGGTATAACACGAAAACGTATGCCTAGCGAGTATGCAGTCTCTAGACGACTTTTACCAGACCCCAACTCCCGCACCTCAATGTCATGCGGTGCCAGGTGGTCGCCATAGTGATAATCTTTTTGCTTGAGAATGTCTGCGTAGTGGTCAAGACCAACGCCAGAGCTTTCATAGTAGTCGATGATATTCACCGCGCCACCACGAAAGACCTGCGCAAACCAGATAGCTGTGCTGTCGTTTATACCCAAATCCCATGCGGTATGCACAGGATAAGCAGGATCATATGGAGTCCTTGTAACCCTTCCACTATCTTCGGCATCAACCAGCAGCTTTGCATAGTACGCCCCGATAATAGCAGCAGTGAATGAACACTCGTACTCTTGCTCATATTGTTCCGGCGTCATCTGCGCTTGCGCAGCTTCAAGCTCTTCTGCCTTTACAAGATTGCTCTCAGACGCCTTTACAACCTTGTGATACCACTGGTCAGAGCCATTCGCCGTCTCTGACTTGGCCTGTTCCAATAGATCAAAAAAATGATTATGGCCTGCCGGGGTGCCTAGAAATACAGCCGCACCCTCCCTATCAGACAGGGCAGGACGTACAACCTCCCCCCACACCCTGGGATTTTGCATGCCAAACTCATCAAATACACATAGATCAAGATAGATACCTCTCAAACTATCTGGATTCTCGGCAGACAAAAGCATCAGTCTGCCACCATTCGGAAAGTCTACACGCAGTTCAGTCTCATTGAAACTAACGCCAGGGATCACAGACGCATAATACTTCACATAATCCCAAGCAATACGCTTCGCCTGCGTGAAGGTAGGCGCAATAAACGCAACCCGTGGCCTGGGTAGCTCACAAGTCAGCGCATACTTTATCAAATGATTGACTGCCCAGACCGTCTTGCCAAAGCGGCGGTGCATCACAAGCACGTTCCAACGCTTCACGCTGGAGTGCATCTCAGCCTGTAACTCTCTTGGCTTGTAAGGAATCTTAACTTGCTGCATCGCTTTCCCAAACAATGCGCACCGTGCCGTCACTCACCTCTACACCAGCACGGTTCTTCGCATCACCATACTGATCCGGCATGACCTTGCCGACCTTCCAACGCACATGCAGGGCATAGTCCCTCAACACATTCGGATCATACTTCTTCTTACCAGCAAGCTGATCCTGGTACATAACCTCTACATCCTCTAACGCCTTCTCAGCACTCTGCTGCTGCGCCCTGCGGATAAGATTACCTAACTCAACATCATCCTGCATCTTGGCATACAAAGACGACCTACTGATCTTCGCCTGCCTACAAGCACTCACAAGACTGTGGCCGTCCATCACTAACGATGCAACTGCCTCTGCTTTGCTTGGGGTTAGCCTAGCCATGTCTCCTCCGGCTGTGTGTGGGTAATGGTCAAGTAATGTACATGCAAAGGTGCCGCGCGTCCCGGGGGCGATGCCTTAGATTTATACCCCCCTACGCCTGCCATGCCGCATTGCAGCGCTGTCATTGCGTCGCTGCATTGCCGCGCGTCACTGTCCATGCTGTGCGTCTAGTATGTGGCAAATCCCAACCACAACCCAATCATTCGCTGTACCAATCGGGTGCTATTGCTTGCCTTGCCATGTGCTGGGAATGCTTTGCTGTGCTGTGCTTTGCAAAGAATATTTCAGAAATATCATTTTTCTTGTTGACAGTCTATACCCTGCCAATGTTAGGGTTCCTTATCACTAGCAATCAACAAAGGATCAAACACCATGAAACAAATGACCAAAACTGAAATGGCCGTGCTTGCTGGCCGCAGTGTTTATCATGACCTACGCGCTAAGAGTGTGGCCGACGGTATGGCCGCAACCGAAAGGGTGGTGAAGAAGAGCACCAACACCAAGCTCGGCAAGCGCGTCACCAAGGGCAAGCTGGCAGGCTTTCCGATCTTCACAGTAACACTAGAAGAACGTGCGACGTGCCCTCGCTCCTGCATCCATTGGGGCGATTGCTATGGGAACAACATGATGAACGCGACACGGTACGCGGCAGATGATGCACTGGTCGCACAGATAGAGGCCGACCTAGCTTTCTATCAGACCAAGCACCCGAATGGCTTTCTTGTGCGCCTGCATGTGTTGGGCGATTTCTTTTCCGTTGCATACGTCGCGCAATGGGCAAGGTGGCTTGGCATGTTCCCTGCCTTGCATGTGTACGGATACACAGCCAACCAACCCGACGCAACGGACAGCCAAGAGCGTGCCATAGGACAGGCTTTGCTAACCCTACGCAATGAGTGCGGCATACGCTTTGCCGTTCGTTTCTCGGGTTCTTACAGCCAAGAGTTTGCCGCGCTGTCATATGACGACGCTAGGTCGGCACAGCTTGTTGCAGATAAACAGGCTTTCAAATGCCCGACACAAATCAGCAAGGCCACCGGCAAGCTAGCCAAGAAAGGTGAAGAGACACTAGCGCCAGACTGCGGCGCATGTGGCTTGTGTTGGCAGGCATCAAAGCCTGTTGTCTTTATCACTCACTAGAAAAGGATCAAGAACAATGATCAGGATAATCATCGGCACCATAACAGCATTGAGCTTTGGCCTGTTGCTGGCCTTCCTAGTGCTGAATATCGCCCACGGTTGCGCACTGGTAAATGATTGGTCGCACCCTTACTGCATCACACCACTAGACTTGATAAGGGGGCAATAACATGTGGGTTGTCTTTTATACAGAGCGGCGCGGCACTGGTGAGCCGTGCCAGCAATGGGCACCGGGCGTCTATCTTTATGACCATTGGGAAGTGTGCGAGACAGAGACAGAGGCACGGCAACGCTGGAACGAGCTACTAGACCGCGACACAACGCACAGCGCGGGGATTGGACCTATCACAATAGGCACTGACCATTGGTGCTGACAGAGAAAGGATCAGAAAAATGACTGAAGATCAAAAGACCTTTGCCTATGAGCAATTTGCAAAAGCCATACAGATCGACGAGGAGCCTGTTAAATACTTTGGGCGGCTAGTGTCTAAATATTTAGATGCTGACGAGGCAAGGTGGCATGACCTTGAAGGCGACGAGTACCGCGAGGTCGTGGATAGCGTCTTGACGCATGTGTGCGGGTTTTCAATGGAAACGATCATTGACAAGGCAAAGGCCGGTCAAGAGATCACGGATTACCCAAAAGAATGACAGAGAAAAGGCAGGGGGAAAGGATCAGCAAACCCCCTGCCTTCACTAGCAAGGGAAACATAGCATGACAGCAGAACAATTCAAAGCTGAAAGGCAGCGCCTGGGCCTATCTCAGGGCGCAATGGCAAAGCGCATCGGTGTAAGCCTACACGCTGTTTATTACTACGAAAGCGGCAAGCGAAAAGTGCCGGCACCTGTAGCACTTTTACTGGAGTCACAGCGCGTCTATGACAAGCTGGTGGCAGAGAAAGGGCTAGAGGCATGAAGGCAACGACGTTTGGCAGACCGCGCACAGCTACAGGAGACTTGGCAGCAAAGATGCAGATAGGTGAG